AATCAAACAAAAGGTAGGAACTACACCGCAAGGCGACGTTCTTTATGCGTATTTGTTAAAGATTAAGCAAGAATGGCACGAGGAAGATATGGCAGCCATTGAAGCTCAAAATAAACAAATCGAAGATGCGATTGCAGGTGGAAATATTAACGGTTCAATTGGACAAGATGGCAGATATAACGCTGGTATCAACATTCGTAGAACTTAAATTTAATTTTATTGGAGCTTTTTTTAATGGCAAACCTTAATGCACCATTCGGATTTAGTCCGATTATTTATGGTACCAGTGGAAATAACAACCAGCAAAACCGTGTTTACTACATCCCATCATCTGATACCTCTGCGTATTATATTGGCGACACAGTAAAAACGATTTCTGGTAGCGATGCCAACGGTACTCCAGCAATTGCTAAATGTGCTACTGGTGGCGTCCCTCGTGGCGTTATTTCTAGCGTACTTATCAACAACCCTAACTTACCTTCTATTCAAGGTGTTAACCTTGATTTGACTACAACAAGTATTCCTGCTTCTAAATCAGCAGATTACTATGTTTTGGTAAATGATGACCCTGACCAAGTATTCTTGATTCAAGGTGACGTAACAACATTTGTTACTACTGATATGAACAAAAACGCAACTTACACTGTAGCTGCGCCTTCACAATCAAATCAACAGTCAGCATCTGTATTAACTGGTACCACTACTTCTTCTACTGCAGTATTGAAGATTGTTGGAATTGAACCAATCCCAGGAAACATCCTTGGGCCTTATGTTCGATTCATGGTTATGTTCAACAATCACGAATTCAACCGCCCATCTGTTGGCGTTTAATTAGGAGAATAAAAAATGGCTGGTATTATTACAACTGGTTCGTTTCCGAAAGCATTATGGCCTGGTATCAAGGCTTGGTGGGGTCGTTCATACAATGAACATCCAATCGAGTACACAGACCTATTCGATACAACTACATCTGACAAAAACTATGAAGAGTACGTCCAAGCTACTGGCTTTGGTCTAGCTCCTCAGAAGCCACAGGGACAAGGCGTTGCTTATGACTCCGAGACTCAAGGCTTTACAACTCGTTTAACCAACGTTGCATACGGCTTGGGTTACATCGTTACTCAAGAAGAACTTGCTGACAACCTTTATGAAGTTGTTTCCAAGCGTCGTGCTGCTGCTAACGCTTTCTCTATGCGTCAAACCAAAGAGAACGTTGCTGCTAACGTATACAACAACGCTTTCACAGCAGCTTATGCTGGTGGCGACGGTGTACAACTTTTGAGCAATGCTCACCCTAACACCTCTGGTGGTACTTTTTCTAACTTGTTAACTACTGCAGCTAACTTGTCTGAAGCAGCTATCGAGAACTTGATTATTCAACAGATGTTGGCATTGAATGACCGTGGACTACGCATCAACTTGATGCCACGTTCTTTGGTTGTTCATCCTAACAACTGGTTTGAAGCTAACCGTATTCTGAAGTCTGTATATCAGTCTAATAGCCAAACAAACAACATCAACGTTCTACACGCTACTAATGCGTTGCCAGAAGGTATCAAGATGAACCATTACCTAACAAGCACTAAAGCATGGTTTATTCGTGCTTCAGTTCCAATGGGTACTGGTATGATTCACCAAGAGCGTCAGGCGATTAGTTTCGACCAAGATAATGACTTTGATACGATGAATGCTAAAGCTAAATCGTATGAGCGTTATGCGTTTGGTTGGGGCGACCCACGTGCCTTGTGGGGCACACCTGGAGTTTAATTAACTCACACGTGAGGATTCCCCCTAGTTCTCAAAAGGTTCTAGGGGGTTTTTTCTCCAACTTAAAGGAAAAATTATGCCTAACAAAAAATTACGTGAAGGTCAGCCAATTGGAATGGGTATTAAAGCTCCTATGGGTGCCGAGAAAAAGGCTCTCAAAGGTAAAGTAACTAACCCAACTCAACCAACCAAGGCTAAACAGCCTAAAGGTGGGTACTAATTATGGCAACTCAGATTCTACCGTTTCAAATTTTAAACGACGGTTATCGCAATACAACATTAAAAATTTCAGGTTATGTCAATGCAGCAGACATTACTAATTACACCGTTCTTGACCCAAGTACATTAAGTCAAATTGATGCACAAGGTACATTAGCAAAGACTGTTCGTGTTAAACGAATTAACTTTGATATTCAAGATGGACTTCAAGTTGATTTAATTTGGGATGGTGCAACACCTACAAGTTTGTGGGAATGTACTGGTCGTGGTGAAATTAAAGCTGGCCCATTTGGTGGTATTACCGATAATGCAACAACACCTAATGGTAAAATTTTGTTGACAACTATTGGTGGTGCAACAACTACTTTAAATACGTCGTTTACTATTATCTTAGAAATTATTAAATCTTAATATGCAATCAGCAATCAGTAACGCTAAAGAAATACAGTTAATTGCTACAATTACTCGTGCAGACGGTACTGTGGAGCATCTTGGCACTATTGATTATTGGCATCAAAACCCTATTAAACGATTTATTTGGAAGATTAAACGCTTCCTAGAAAGGAAATAACATGGCAACCTTATTAGTAAATACTGGTAAAGCCGTTGTTACTAACTACCTTAATGGTGGTGCCGCTACCCAACCAAAATATGTAGCATGGGGAACTGGCGCAGGTACAACAGCAGCAACAGACACAACTTTATTTACTGAAACTGGTACTCGTACATCTGGTGCAACCACTCAACAGACAACTTCTACTACAAACGATACATTCCAAGTAGTGGGAACATTGACTGCAAGTGGTTCTGTAACGATTACTAATGCTGGTACATTTGATGCTTCTACTTCAGGCAATTTATTTGTAAAGGGTGACTTTACAGGTATTGCTTTGAATTCTGGAGACTCAATTCAATTTACCGTCAAAGTACAATTTAGTTAATAAAGGAAACAAATGGCTTTTAAACTTGCAGATAGAGTTCGTGAAACTACCACTACCACAGGTACAGGTTCTGTAGCCCTTGGTGGCGCAGTAACTGGTTATCAAACTTTCTCTGCAGGTGTAGGAGTTAGCAACACAACGTATTACGTCATAGCCGACCAAACAGGTTCAAACTGGGAGGTTGGTTATGGCACTCTTGATGGAACTGCAGCAAATTTAGCAAGGACAACAGTATTAGCCTCTAGCAACTCAGGCTCTTTGGTAAATTTTACTTCAGGCACAAAAGATGTATTCTGTGATTATCCTGCCACACAGTCTGTCAATAAAGACTCTTCAGGAAACGTCACAGGATACGCTATTTCAGGCGGCACAATAGACAACGCAGTCATTGGTGGCACTACCCCAGCCGCAGGTACATTTAATACATTAATTGGCGGTAAATCATCCACTACTTATGTCACGATTACAGGTGATGCAAGCTATCCAATGATTCAAGCTACTGGCGGTACAAATACACCATTAGTTTTATCCCCATTAGGAACAGGGGCATTACAAGCTCAAAAGACAGACTCTACTGCTACTGGTGGTAATGCTAGGGGAGCTAATGCTGTTGATTGGCAGACTACAAGAGGTAGTGCAAGCCAAATTGCTGGCGCTCAAAATTCAGTAATTGCTGGCGGTGCTAATAATTCAACCGCTGGTGCAGGTGCTTATAGTTTTATTGGTGCTGGTTATCAAAATACTACAAGCGGTGCTTATGATGGCTTTCTTGGCGGTGGCGGTTATAACAACCTTTCAAGCTATTATTCTGTTCTTGTTGGCGGTTATGCAAATGCTGCCGCTGGTACAAATTCATTTTTAGGTGGTGGAGTATCAAATTCTGCCGCTGGTTATCACAACATTATTGTTGGCGGTTATTCTAATAGCGGAACTTCTGCATCTGCCGTAACTACACAATCAGGAACAATGAATGGCACAACAGCCGTAACTTTGTCAGCTTCTAACGCAAACATTAAAGTTGGTCAATTAATTCAAGGTACTAGCATTACTGGTTCAGGCACAGGAAATTATACTTATGTAGCCGCCATATCAGGAACTTCACTTACTCTTTCTCAAAATGCTTCAGGTTCATCTACAAGCACTCTATCTTTCTATACCCCTCATGGAGTAGTAGTAGGTGGTGGTAATAAC